CTTTATAAGGAAATATTTAGTTGTGACCTTACTAAAGAAGAACTTAATTCAATGAAGATAGAGGAAATTATGGAGAAAACAGAACAACAAAAGAGAGACGAAGGAATTTCTTTTTGTAAAGAATGCGGAGCAGAATTTCTTTATCCTAAAGATAGATTAGCATCCTTACATAATTTTTTATGTGAAAATTGCTATCAATTAAGTAAAGTAAAATAAAATAAAATGAAGGGCCGCAGACCTAGCTATCGTCAGCGGCCCCTTCTTTACTTTAATTAAGGTGTAGGAGTATTACTATCAGTATCATTTGCAGTATCTATTGCTGAATTAGCACCAAATCCAAACATATTAGTAATATTTTTAAGTACATTCATTTTCTTTGAATAAGATAACCATTTAGCATAGTCTACTGCATTACTAATAAATTTTCCCCCAACTCCTCGAATTACTGGTGTAGTTTTGGGAACTTCTTCATATAGAGGTTTTCCTTTAATTAAAGCATTAAGTAATCCCCCCATAATCCCTTTGATTCCCCAACCTTTAGCTTCATCAAATGCATCTGTATTTGGTAAATGAAATGGTAATCTATTAATTACTCCGCCAACTCCAGTATTTATTGCCGCGTCAGCAACACTAGATCCGACAGATTTATCTGGATTAACTAAGCGATCTACCCCAAATCCACTAATTAATGAACCTACTCCTCTAGCCGCTATAGCCAATCCTTTAGAAGCTAATAATTCTTCAGGTCCGAGAACTAAAGGTAATTGTGATGCCATATCAACTACCATATCTTTTGTAACTTGTGATCTAGCAGCTTGCTGTCCTTTCGTACCTGACCCTAAACCATTAGAACTATACCCTTGAAATAATGCAGCTTGATTATTAGATTGATCCCCGCCAAGTATACTTGCTAGATGGCCGCTATCATCATAAATATAAGTTTGATTTTGATGCGGAAGATAGATCCCTTTTGGCATTATTTACTTTCCAGAAATTAATTGAGTATAAATACTACCTGGATTATAATTACCTGTCGCAATAGCATCTTTTAATTTATCAGCAACATTAACATTATTTAATAGACCAGGAGTATTATCTACTATTTTAGCCCAATAAGCTTGTCGTTGTACTTTTGGTAATTGAGTTAATTGAGATTGAATACCAGACATATAGATATCTACTCCATTCGCTTTTTTCTTTTCAACAGTAGTAGGAACATCTCCAGGTTGTGGATATAAATTTTTAAATAAATTAATTAATTTAGGAGATCTAGCTAAAGTACCGGGAGTTAAACCAACGGCTAAATCTAATTTAGGTAATTCTGCAGTTAGAAACATATCGAATAAAGATTTATAAGTAGAAAGTCCGCTAATTCCTAAATGTTCTGAAATTGCATTTTGTAATCTCTCTCCAATTGAAGTAGGAGTTCCTACTGACCCTTTAAGATTATCAATATTACTCATAAATTCTGCCGCATTAGCTGCATTAGGAAATACTTTAGAATTTAAAGTAGATGGAGGTAACATTTTTCCTTCTCCAATTAATTTAGTTTTAGCGGCATTATCTAAAAAACTTCCTTGAGTTGGCGTAGCTTCACCTAATGCAAAAGCGTTCTTTCTATCTTCAACGGCTTTTTGTACCGCCCCTGGAGTACCCATATCAACTCCTGGAAACATTTTTGTCATAGCATTATATTGACCTAACTCCCCTTTAGCTTGTGCGGCATCAGACATTGCTTTATGTATTTCTAAATTACTTGCATTTCTATCGGTAGCTATTCTTTCAGCAGAATCGGCTTTAGCCTGCGCTACTTCTTCCATCATTCTTAATCTAGGCTCAATATCATATTTAGCCTTAATTGCTTCTGTACCTTTAGTTTGTTCTAGTAATCCCGGCAGCATAGCCGCTTGAGATTCTTGTGCTCTCTGTATATTAGTCTTAGGAGTTCCAAACGTAAATGGATCCATCCCTGGGATATTAACAGTTTGTGTAGGATCATTTACAGGTACTTGTGTAGGACCACTTTGGTATGCTGCTTCCATACCTGGAATTTGCATTCCATTATCTAATGGAGTTGAATTACCTTGTTCCATATGTTGTTGTATTGGCATTTCACCACTAGCCATCATTTCACTAACTTGTTTTTGTATATTAAAATGAGATACAGCTAATTCATTAGCATGTTTTTCAGCATTTAATTTATATTCTTTCTGAGATAAGTCATTTTCAGCCTGAAACCGCGACATTAAATCCTCTTGGGCTTTTTGACGCTGCTTCATTTGTTCGCGTTTATCTATTACATCTTGTGCTTGCTGTAAGAGACTACCTTGTTGCCGCTGTCCACTGAGGAAAGCTTCTAATACTGGACTCATTTAACCTCCGGCGGTCCAAGGATCGCTACCACCACCACTACCTCCGCCATTATATATTCCTGCTGCTTTCAATGCTTTAGTAAAATTACTTTGGGCACTCATTTGACCTAAATAACCTGCGGCAGTACTTACTCCACCTTGTAATGCTCCTGTAAATCCTGTCCCCGCAGGATTAGTTCCTACAGTTCTAGAACCTACTGGAATTGACTTTTGGTAATCCGCCGCGGATTGTAGATTTTGGGTATGTCTATTAGCAAGATTCATTACCGCTTGATTTAAGAAATCCGCAATACTACTCCCGGCGCGATATCCAGTATCGCCAACTGTATTAACTCCTGCTGTAGTTCGTCCTAAACCTCGCATTGCTAAAGCAGTTTGGAGTGAATTATTTGTTCCCATAGATGCATTTCTAAAATTTAATACCCCACCTAATTTATAAGCATTACCAAATGTTGCTTCATTCGCAGGATTAGTCTGTTGCCCAAGAGCACTAATTAAATAATCTCGGAATGCTTGATTAGTAGGATCATATTGTGGTGTAGTTGTAGTAACGGGATTCTTATTTAATGCCCCCGAAAGTGCACCTAATCCAGTTAAAACCGGACCAACCCAACCGCCCATCTTTCCTCCTTAATGATTAACTATAACTAGTAAGAAGCCCATTAGTAAATACTAAACTAGTTTTAGCAACACCATCAATAATAAAAGTACCAATTACAGTTTTAGAAATACCAGTTGTTGGTGGAATTACCTTATAACTAGGGTCTAATCCTGGACCGTTGTCTGTAAGAACTTTCCCAATCGTATCTGGTACTACTGTAATTGGAGGAAAATCTCCTTGACCAATAACAATACCATGTGCGGTTAGATAAGGTAAAGAAATAACAGATGTAATTACTTTAGTAGGGGTTATATTAGTTGGAGTTGATTTAGTTATTTGTCCTTTTAGTTGTTTCAACTGTAATTGTAAATTCTCAACATCAGCGCGGCGTGCTTCTAATTGCCGCTGAACTTCATTACTATCCCACTGAGACATAAGATTCTTCTGTATCTTTACCTAATTTTCTAACCTTTAATTCTAAACTAAACCTATGAAATACAGTAGTACTACTTAATATCACGCGCAATACCGCAGGGTCAATTCCTTTAGGAAATTTCTCTAAATAACTTTGATCTAACCCTGTAAGGGTGGTAATATCATTTTCATACACCAATGTATCCGCGTCATAAAGTTTATAGTGTAAAATAGAACCAGTATTTAATACTTTAAGTCTCATACCAAATACCATGGATTGAGCTTTAAAATCAAATGGTCCTAATTGATCAATTAGTTTACCCATAGGGAATAATTGCACAATCTCTGGTTTATCAAGTCCATAGAATTCCATTCCATCTGCACATGTAATTAATATTTCCCAATCTACTGCCGCGACATCTTGTATATTTCTCCAAAATACAGTTTTAACATCAGTAGTAGAACTATCACTTAATTGTCCAGATATAGTAGAACCATCTCCTTTAACGACAACTATAATTGAATTTCCTCTACTATCAACGCGGAATGGCCAAGTAGCTAATTTCTTTTTATTAGGCTTGCCAAAATTAGTTGGTAGTTGAATCGCTCTAATAATTATTGGAGCATGCTCTATATAATTAATTAATAAATAATTTATAGAGAATTCATCAGTGGTTCCAACTATCTCAAATCCATAAGCTAAACATGATTCTAAATAAGCATTAACATCTAATCTAACAACTTTTTCACTAGAAGTATTAATAGTAAAGGTATGATTAACGGTAGAAGCATCTTCTAGATAACCTAATATTGTAAGACTAAGATCATTTCCTCCAGTATTTCCAAAGAATACTAATTCTTGAACTTGTTTACGAATTTCTGGATTTTTTCCAAAATTAAATTGAGTCTTAAAATTAATTGCAACAGACTGTAATTCCATATCAATACTTCGTAGATAATCTCCGGCCGCGCCTCCAAATATGATCGTACCATCATCTTCGCGAAACATACAAGTAGGAGCATCTGTAGTAACGCGCCAATGAGAGCCGGCCATTGTAATTTGAGTTACAGCTGGAATTAGTGTATATACAAAAGTATGATTAACTCCATTAGTATCTGGTAGACTAAAATATAAACGATTACCATTTGTTGAACAACAAAAGTTAGTTAAGTCATTTGGTTGTAAGGCAAATGCTAACATTCCATAACGAGATTCACTACGGAATAGTAAATCGAGCGGTCCATTAATTAAATCACTAGAAGAATTAATTAATGTTCTTAAACCAGTTGCACTAAGATATATAATTGAACCTTCTTGTTCTATGAAATTTCTACTAATCGCGGGATTACTAACTCCCAAATTCTTAATAGTTACATCTAATGTAGTTACTCCATTACCTAAATCTATTTTACTAAAAGTTCCCGTAACTTGATAGAAATCTTTAGTAGTAGCAACTACAAACATTCCTACATTAATCTTACAAGCAAATAAAACTAACTCACTGGTACTTCCTGTTAATTGATATACAAATCTACTATCATATGATCCGGGATCTAAATTAAAACTTGGAATAAATGAATCATCTGTAAGATATATCAATCTATTTTGGAACCATAACATTCCTTTGATAGTATTTGGGAGTGCGGTACGATAGACTTCCAATATATATAAAGAATTAATTGCAGCATTTTCAGTAATAACTAAATCAGGTATAGTATCCGTAAAAGTCGAAGGGGTAAATCCTAGTGCACCTGTTTGTATATTTACTAATTGATATATCCCGGTTTCATCATCGTAACGAAATAACCAGAATTGATTACATTGGGCATCTACCGCTGAGGCGCGGGTTAATGTTACAGAGTTAAGTAAAGTAGTAATTGCAGTTGTTGGAGTAGAATTAACAGAAAACTGTAAATAATCTCCAGTATCGTTAACTTCCACTGCAACATATTTGATATTTGTACCAGTTACTTGGCTAGTTGTACCGCCAACAAATTGTAATCCATAAAATTGAGAATAGTGGGTTATATCTGAATCTTGAGGAAAGTGAGATAATGTAATTATTATTGAACTAATTGATTGCCAACCTTTAGTACTATCAGTTCCACCGCGGGTAAAAGTACTGCGGGGAATTTGAATTGAAGTATTACCTGAAGCATTAATTGTTAATTCTGCCTTAAATAATTGACTAGCAAAATAATTAGTACCATTAGATCCGCCACTACCGTCACAAGAAAAAACTACTTGAAGCCATTGGAAAGTATTGGGATTTTCCAAGATAATATTAAATGAGAATAAATCTGCATCAGTTTCATTACCAGTTCCACCAAAATCAGTTGTATCTAATGGACTACTAAAATCCGTGAAGCAAAAGGCTTGTTGTCCATAATTAGCTTTAATTTTAATATTAACATCTGTATTATCAAATACCAAATTACTACTAAGATCATCCCAATTAGTATATTTACTAGAACCATCTAAGTTACTACAATCAATTGATCCTGTAGCATTAACTGTACTAACTACAGGAGCAACCGGTATTGGAATATCCATAGTTTGTACAACGGTAGTATTATCTTTATATTTCTTTGTGTCACAAATAGCAATAACATGACCAAGTGCATTAGCAAAAGCCGCGCGTTTAACAGACCCACCACTAAATATAGTTTCATCAAATGTACTTTGTAATGCACCACTTCCATAATTACGTTTCATTGTACCATTAGAATAGATATAACGATATTTCTTACCTCCAATTAGAGCACTAAAGGTAGAATCAATTGCTTGAGGAAAGGTAGCAATAGATTCTACTTTACTAGATTTAGCTAAACGTAACATACCCCTTTCATCTAAAGTAAGATTATCCATTCGGAGAAGTCCAATTGATTCTCCTCCAAAATCTCTATGTAAATCATAAGAAGGTAAATATCCTTGTTTCCAATCTTGCTCTAGTAATTCTGGCATTAGTAAGTAGTTGGATAACCGAAGTTAGATGGAAGTATTGGATGAGCTGGGCGTTGTCGCCGATTAAATTTATGTTCTGCGTTAAGTAATAGAATAATTCCTTGATTCATGTTCTTCTTAATTTCACTAATATACATATCATTAACACCTAATCGACTACTATAGTATGTTGCCCCTCTAATATCTTGCGCGGGACCTTCATTTCCAAATGCTTTCCAACAAACATAGTCCTTTAGAATATATCTACGAATCCAAGGAGGTAATTGTAATTTGTAATCTGTTGTACTTGGAGTACGGTAGAATTCTACGATTACTGACACACGATCTGCGGCAATAGTAAATAGATCCCCACTATACTCATTAATATCTTCCATCGGAGTAGGACGAAATTTAATTACCCGCAACCCCATACCAGTTACAATATATTCATACGGAATACTACCCATAGGTGTTAATGGTACATCTCCAGTCATGATACTGGCACGGAAACCTTTGGGATGTACTTCTTTACCTTTATACAGAACTGCGCGGATATTAGAAACGTAGTTTGGTAATTCATATTCACTCTGACCATTAATTATCGCAATCGACCATCGGTCCGCTATCAAATTATCGCGGGAACAAATCTCACGTTCATAATCATTAGCCCATTTGGTTAATTGTTGATCTGTAAAACTCATGGAGTCCTAAGTCCCGTATCTACAGAAGTCCCACAACCTGTGGAAACAGATGTAAGTGTTCCAGCCGCAAGAGTTCCTGCTGTAAGACATCTATAAATTATAGCTCCGGAATCCGTTGCAGTGCCAATTAACCAATGCCCATTCCCAAGAATTGAACCACGAATTAAGCTGTTTGTATAAAAAGTTACTGGTACATTATTCGCGGTGCCTAACACGAAAGAATCTGCACCATCGCTCATAATCCCAAAGTTTTGAAATCCACTAGCCCCGGAACCATTATAAGAGATATGTCCCATTTGGACACTATCTGATAAACGATAATATCGTTGATCTATATATCCGTTTGCTATAACTCTATTAGCAACACCAACTGTACCATTAACTGATTGGAGTTCTTGAAGATTATAAGCTGCTTGGGATATGCCATTTCTGATAGCTAGTAAGGTAATATATTGCGGATCGTTAATAAGCACAGAGTTTAATAAATTGTGTAACCAATTCCCAGCCCAAGTAACATTACCATTTTCAACTCCTATATTAGTGGCATATTCTGTAGCTATGGCAGTTCCTCCATACATACGAGAACCGCGTTGAAATGTCCCACTTGCTCCTTGTAGGGTATTACTATATAAAATCAATATACTTGTTGCATCAGTAGAATATGCATCTATTCCAAAAGATACGCCATCTATAATTGCTTGTGCACTTCCATTATCATGTATGTTATTATTTTGTAGAATTGCAGACTTAAAGTTAAATCCCCATGTTACAGATCCAACTCCAATACCTCCTTGGAGATTCCTACAAACTTCATTATTCGATACAAGTATATTTTTAACCTCCCATAGAGACAAACCTTCACTACCGTTGTCGCAAAGGGTATTTCCCCATATTGAATTAGCCATTTGACCTCGAATTAACATTCCGTCAGTAGTATCTTCTCTTACTATGTTTCCGGGGCCAACCAATACATTTACACCAACACTTCCAACTCCAGTATCATCCAAACGAATTCCAGCAGCTGCTTCGTTAGATACATGATTATGGGAAATTCCAAGATCTTTAGATGCGAGTCCCGTTACGAGAATCCCGTTACCCGCATCACTTGTAAATGTATTGGCATCAATAAGACCATCTGTTGTATCAAATGCGACCTGATCTGGCTCAACATCAATACCAGATTTGGGTAGTGTACCTTGAATTGTACCTGTTAGGGAAATAATATTGCTAAGGATTCTCCAGTGCGTAGCTGCAACGACGGAAATCCCATTTCTCCGCGCGGCGGGGATTGTATTGTTAGTTATCCAAATGTTTGTGTTAGTGACTGCACTTCCATCTTTAACTATTAATACCCCATCTGTCATACAGTTTTTAAGTATATTGTGTTGGATATAGACATTATTTGATCCTGCAATTAGTAAGCAGGAATTAGCACTCTCACCTCCAATATGAGCTGTTCGATTTGGAAGATTTTGATCCATATTAAAATTCTGAATTGTTATATTATTACTATTAAGTATACGGAAAAATGAATCCTTACCAAAAGTAGGCCATGAAGCTAAATAACTAGTATCAACAATATCATTTGGAACAAACAGTTTCGATCCCTGTCCGTCAAATATCACATCATTACAACCAGTGACTGTAATCCCATGCGTCATAGAATATATACCATGAGGCCATACCAAAGTAACATTACCAAGGGCACATACTGCTGTTACTGCCGCTTGAATAGCTACAGTATCGTCGGCTGTTCCATTACCTTTAGCATTATAGGGAGCTCCAGTTACAGTTAGGACTGGTTGATTTTTAATTTGAGTATTGTAATCAATTTGAGTAATAGCAGCAATGAATAGTAATCCAATACCTAACAAACTAACTGATGTAATTTTGATTAACTTATCTGATACCATGCTCGCTCCGAATCAGAAGGTTGAGGTATTTGTCCGGTTTCATAAGTTATAGTTCGTCCATTTAAATTGTAATCATTGCCTTGAAATAGAATTTGTCCATTACGACTTAATATCAGTGAAGCTGTTGGATTCGGAACTTGTGCTAAAGTAAATATAGGATTAGTACCATCTTTCGTACCATCTGGGGTTTCATTGTCTATCCACATCGTATCACTAAAGGTTCCTCCTTGGAAAATCCAACGGTATGGTTCTAATACTGTTTCCATATCCATCCTAGAAAGTGATTTAATCTCGACTCTTGCTTGATCTATAAGAGATTTAGTAGTTGTAGTAAGTGGTTTATAAATCTTATCCCACCAAATTCCCGCTTTCTTAAACTCCCGCGCCTGTTCAAGTAAGTCTGCAACTGTAGCGTACTCAAGTAATTGAGAGGCAACACTATGGGGCAAAATAGGTATATGGGCAAGCGATATTGAGGGCGCGGAGGCTTTATACATTAAATATAAGGCAGAAGTAGGGGTAGGTAAATAAGGCCAAATTAATAATCTTCGAAAATCAACAACATTAAACCATTTAGGTTCGCCTGTCATAAAATAGGTTTGGAAATCACTCTTCATAGTTTTATAACTTCTACCTTCTAACCATAAATTAGTAGTAGGATTAAAGATTGCAGATACATACATAAAATCTGCAATCCAATCCTTGAGTGGTATATATGGACTATTTATTTTGGGTATAAGAGTTGATTTAGATATTGGACATAACATAGCAACTAATTTGTTATATTGATCTTGTATTGAATTCATTACTTCTGTATTAGTATACCACTTTAAACCAAGATCATATATAGTTGAAACTACTTCTGTAAAGATATCCTCTATGGACGCGGTAACGTCATGGACTAGTGGCAGAAATAAGTTCCTCCAATATTACTTCTCTTAAAGTAACTTTAAAGACTTTATTTTTTAATGAACACATTTTAGATTCAGGATAATGTTTAGCAGTAACTATACCAGTTGGAGTCCATCGAAGATCTAATATATCATAACATTCCTTACATACTAGCGGCGGTGCTTCATAGAATTTTGTCAAGATTTCTTCCCAAATTCCTTTTCCATCAAACTTTCGTAAGTTAGACCAGGAACACCTTTCTTACAAATAACTACAGTATTAAAATCTTGATTAGTTTCTCGTTTAATACTAGTAGGATGAAATCCACAAGCATTTAAAGTTTTAACAAAGAACGGAGTATCCATCAATGCTTTATGACGGTCCCATCCGGTAAGTCCGCGCCCATATATAGCATTCTTCCAAAATTCCCGCTCTCCACCTCTGTTGTTAAGGTAGTTACGAGCAACAAGAGGAAACTCAGGATAAGATATCATTAACAATCCACCCTCTTTAAGTATCCTACGATATTCACATAAGATAGTTGTATGTTGTTCTTCGGGGATATGTTCAATAGTATGAAACATATAGATTTTATCAAAGAAGTCTGGAGTAAATGGATATGGAATTTTAGTAATATCCCATTTCCGCACAGTTTTATTAAATGGAACCATATCTAAATTAGTATAATTTACTTTAGAATTAGTAACCATTGGCATCTTACCGCATCCGATATTAAGAATTTGTAATGGTTGGGTCATAACTGTTCCGCACCATCTACCGTTATATCAAAATTTAAATCAAATTGAGGATTAGGATCACCTTCTTTCTCATTCTCCGCCGCGTAAGCCTCACCGCGCTCCCCACCAAATTGGGTCGATTCAATTTCGCGCGGAGTCATACCCATCTCATAGAATTTCTTTAAATCTTCATAAGTCTCATAAGATATAACTTCTTGATCTAGTAAATGACCTGTAACTACTCCGGTATGCATTCCAATCTTAATTTTAGGAACATATTCTTTAGCCTTAATACAGAAATAGATATCTTCTGTATTGTGCGGTCCAGTAATAAACCAAGGTGCGGGAGTTTTCTTAAAAATATCGACTCGAATTAAAGCTACTGCCGTACCAATAGCATTACATGGTATTACCGCACCAAGGGGTTTTGGTAATTCTTCTTGATAGATATTAGCTAACCGACGTGGTTTCTCATTACTCTTAGTATATTTGAAAGCCATTAATCTAAAAGGATAACCTCGAATATAATTAAGAGCACCAACAATGTCATAATTAACTTTACGTAATTTGGTATAAGAATCAAATGGTAACATCATATCATCATCTATAAACATTAACCATTTAGCATCCATTGAAATAGCTGCTTGAGCCGCCCAATTTCTGAACTTATCAATACTGGCGCGGCGAGCAAAATATTGAAAGAATTCTGTATCGGGATGATCTCTACCTACTCGATAATAGAAACGTGCGTGATCAAAATAAGCTGGAAGTGCTATAGACGTTAACGTGTTGCAGGCAATTAAAACCCGTTCCTTAATCTTCCGAACTCTCATTCAATTTCCTTTCCATCTGGTAGTGTAGGCCGCCCATATTTTCAGAGCGGCCCATATGAATGCCAGATGATTTGATTTCCTAAACTAGATTACATGCAACGAACAAATACCTTCATACGAACAGTAGACGCGGTCTTAGCGGAGAATCCACTAGCGGCTCCAGTATTATCGGAAGTAGCTAATGTAGCAGCGGAAGCATAAGTTTGTCCAGCCGCAAAATTAATCATATTAGCGCCAACTGCTTGAGTAGCACTATAGGTAAATCCGTTATTACCAGTTTCAGGAACAAATTGGTCACCAACTCCAAGTGCAGGAGCGGTAGGCCAAGCGATGGTACTATTGGCGCGGACACGTCTTACGACAATAGCATCAGTGAAACCATATACAATAGCTTCTCCAACATCACCGGCAACAAGTCCGCCGACTTTTTGAGTTTTAGCAATACCAACAAGCATTGTAAGTCCAGAAGAAGTAGTAGCATAACCTTTAACGTCAACTCCAAGATTTACAGAACTAACGTCAGCCCCATCAAAATAAACAGGCTGACCGTCTAAGATAGCAACAGAAGTCTCATTGTTCCGAATACTAACGGTAACAATTTCCTTTTCCAGGTATTGTGCAGTGGATAGTCTCATGTCTATATCTCCTTAGCTGAAGGTCAAAGTACGAGCTATTTTTCCAATAACGCCATTTTTGCGGCGATTAGATACGGTAGCATTTCCCATCCAAAGAGAATGTCCAATTTTACCATCCTGGTTGACAGGTTTCTGCATATCGGTAAGAATAAAATTAGTCTCAGGATCGTAAGTGATACCAAGGAATTTAGTATTAAGGAAGTAAGCAGTACCATAAGTATCGGTATTTACTAAACCACTATAAACATCAGGAACATATTCATCACAAACAACTTTAGCGCCATGAAATTTAAGGTTATCAAAAGGATAGTCATTATCAGTATCCATATTTCTACGATAAGCAAGATAATATGCACTATTTAATAGAGAACGAGTTGTATCATCGGTAATAATAATATCAGGGGCACCACCAGGGCCGCGACTACAGCGAGCATACATTAAATCAAACGCGGCTAACATAGTAGTAAGTGTAGTAAAACCAGGCTCATAGGACCAATTCCGCCACCAAGGGTAAGTAGCTTGATCCAACCCTCCTACAGAAAGAGAATCGGTAACTTGAGCGATAGAAGTAGTTCCTGCTTGATAATATACCAATTTAGGTAATGGTTCTATTCCTTTACGAAGAGTAGTTACACTAGACATTGGGTCAGTAATAGAACCGCCGGGACTATTAAGATTACCTTGTAATAGAGCCATATCAAATACATCGACCATAGTAAGTTTAGTTTGATTAATTTTAACTTCTACAAGTGATTTAATATCACTAGCATCAGTCATTCGTTGTTCGCGGCGATTATAACCAACAGGGCAAGCTAATTGACGATACTCAAAAAGAGCATCAGTAACGCCTTCGGTTGGTTGAGTACCAAGTACATCCCAACCTTCATACCATTCGGCGCGGCCTAATCCATACATTAAAGGAATAATAATTTGCGGTTTCATTTTATTAACAGATTTATACATACCATTTTTCTTAATTTCATAGAAAAGAACATTACCTTTAGAAATAGTATCGAAAATCTCATCTCCAGCATTAGCAAATGCCAGAGTCATTACCGTATCTAAATTAAGAGTTAACGAGTTTGGACTCGGATAACCTGCTGTAAGACTCAAATCTTACCTCGAATTGAATACTATGTCAGTTCCAATTAACAGAGTTAATTGAATTGCGGATTTAATTCTGCTTAGGTTTAAGCCTAATACCTTTCATTGCAAAATCAATGGCATCACTAAGTGATACCTTAGCCGGCCGTTCTCTTTCTACTGTATTATCTAATAGAGGTTTTTCTTTTTCCTTTTCGGTAGTAGGTAATTCAATATTTAATCTTGCATGAGCTAGTTCCCACATATCTTCTAGATATTCTTTAGCTTTAAATCCTTTTGATTTAACGTTAGGAGGATTTCTATCTACTAACTGTTCCATTTTAGTTTGTACCTTTTTGCTGGTAAACTGGTGTGTTTCCATAAATGAATCTACAGATTCACTCCATTTTTCTGAAACAGTATTATCCTCACTTCTACCAAATTTCTCTTCTAATAGTTCTTCGATAGCTTCATCTAACGCGGGGCCTACTGTACCACTAAACTTATCAAAATCCTTACCAAGTTTACTTTGAAGTGCTTTTGTAATTTTACCAAGAGCTTTCTCAGTCTGCTTCTCAGTACCCTTAGGTTCACCTTTCTTATCTAATATACCAGATCGCTTAGCTAAGGTTTCTATGATTTCTTGCGCGGTATCGGGATCTTTTAATGCTTTAAATAACGACCTAGCAGAAGTAACTTCCTCCGGAGATAGATCATCTTCTACTTCGTTAATTTTAGGTTTAGATTTATCAACAACAACATCATCTTTCCCTGCAACATCAGTTACAGGAGGTTTCTGATCATCTGGCATTTGTTCTCCTCAAATCATCTCTTCTTACGAATTGCTTTCTTAAATCTATTACTGGGACTAGTAGCTTCATCTACTTCATGTTTAATATCCCATTGATGCCCTTTTGTAGTTTCTTTATTCCCTTTCATAACACCTAATTTATTCATTACTTTGTATGGAGTCTTAGAATTAGGACCATATTCTTTCTTTAACTTATCTTCAAGAAATTTAGGCATAAGATTTTTGAAGGGGAGATTTAACTCCCCTCTGAATTATGCGGCGGGAGGATTGACAGTATCGGGGACATTATCTGCAACAGCAGTTGTACGTGCAACAAGGGCATTAGCCTCAGTAACAACTCCAGCAAGAGTTGCCTGATCTTCGGGACTTAAATCACCAGAAGCAACTAATTGCGCTTGTAATTTATTAATTTGATCTGCTAGATTAGCCTCATCAGATACGACATTATCTAATTTAGTATTAACATCTACGAACGCGGCATCCACCGCAGTTTTGAAAGCATCGATTCTCGTACTCATCTCTTGAAATCCTTTCTTGATTTCTCTCTTTAATTCTCTATATATAAAATACGATTCTAATTGGTTCATTGTGGTTGTTGTACCCCAGTTTTATTAAATATCATATTACTAATCTGTTGCATATCAGGCGGAGTACTAGCATCTAACTGTTGTTGGGGCAATTGACCTGGCGCGGCCCCTTGAGGTTGTTGCGGAACTCCTTGCATTTGTTTTACCTGTTGTTTCAATTCCATTTCTCGTCCGATAGCAGCTAATTGAGCTAATTGCTGAAATTGATTCAGCACGGCACTATTTTTGTAGCCAACTCTATAAGCAGCTTCTCGTAGAAGTTGCGGTGAGAACGCAAGTATCTGATATTGTGTAATCATAGCAAGAAACTCCATAAATGCAGTCTTATCTTGTTGTTGATATACTGGACTTATGGAATCTATCTTAACATCTAATTCATAATCATCTTCTTGGAAAATAGATTTAGATACTTTCTTCCATTCCATACGCATCTTTTGTATCTCACCAAGTAAAGGTTCAGCCGCGACCGAAAATTCAGCCCAGAAATCAGTTTTAGCGGATTTCATTGCTCTCAATATATTATTTCCTAAATCTACCATAAAGTTTCCTACACAAATTAAATCTTTAGATTCTCTAACTTTAGCGGTATTACTGTTAATACTAGCTTGTGTCGCAGTTGTGCGGTCCGCGATTCTACCTTGTTCGGTATCTCCACCTGCGACCCTAAGAAAATCGTCATAACTAACAATCATCGACTGTTGTGCCGACGAATCCATTGGAGCGTCATCAATTGGTTTGATACTATCTCCAAGGCGCGGAACTTTAAAACAAGTACCATCAGGACCATATAGAAATTTTTCTAATTCTTCTTGATCTATACTATCAATTACTTCATACTTACGAGCATATCTTTTACGATGGATCTTTTGAGTCTGTCTAATATCATTAATTTCATCCTGTGGAGATATCCAATTAAATACCGGAGGTAAAGGATACCAACCTCTCCTTCGTTTCCCTAAACGTAAAGGAGAAATACCACAATAGTCAAAATTAGTATATTCTAAAATAGCATCTCCATCGGATTTAGAATTATTTGGAGCAAATTTACAATATTTATTAGTTTCAAAATCCCATAGATGCCAAACAGTGGTATAGTTAGCGGGACAATATTCTTGTAATTGTTCTCCTACAACAATCTTACCATCGTTAGCAAATTGTGCATATTCAGTATCTTCATTCATACTACTTGTTTTATCAAAATGTAATTGAGATTTATATTTATCTAATCTACTATTTGGGATATATTCAAAATAACCCCACCATTTACCTGTACTTAAATCCCAGTTAGCATTAGCAGCTACTCTAAAATGGTCAAAAGGTATTTGTTTACAATAAAGATTATTAAGTGGGTTCTTCTTATCTAAACTATTAAGGTAAGGATTATCGGCTAAATCTTTAGTATAATCAATTTCTAAAATACCAAAACCAAAGAAAGCATCTAATACCGCTAATTCATGTTTATCATTTAATCCAAATTCTTTCCGACGACAAATATAATTAAGTACATCTTCACGAGTTTGAGCTCGTTCCGCGCTATCTTGAAAGTTGAATTCTATACCCGATGGTCGTGGTTTTATATCAAATTTAGGATTTTCAAATGTTAGATTAGGTAATTTACTAGCAATAGTAGCATAGATTAGATTAACTACATAAGGTCGATTAGTAATATCAATATCGCCAAGCCATTGGAATCCTTCATAATATTGATAAAGATTATTTACCTGAAATCTATTAGCCCATCTTTGATATACCGCATTTGCAGATTGGATGCGGCGATCCCAAGCTAAAGCTACTTCAGTTTTTGTTTGTCTAGTTTCTGCCATAACCCAATCTGTAAATCCTCCTCGGTGAAACCTTTCTTAAATGATTATTAAAACTAAATTGTGGTATTTCTTTAGGTTCCATTGGTAAATTTTGAACTTTAGGTTGAATAGCATAATAACGAAAAGGATCATACGCATGATCCGGACCATCGGCCCTTTCATCACTATAAATATCTTCGCCATTCTCATTACCGATCTTCTTTTTTCGCGCGGCTTGACATTGCGCTATTACTTGCATACAACCATGAGGATATTCTACTGTATGTTGTTTTAGAAAATAAATTTGCGGCGCGCCCATTAAACCTGTAATTGGATCAAATGTATTTTCATCTATTTGTAATAACTCACTTATAGCATCTCTTGTAGCCATTTCATTATTATCTGCTGGCGTCCAATGAATAGGTGGCGCGGTAAGGCGTTCCGGATCAGTAAATCCTCTTAAATCTGTATAATCATCTGCAGTTCGCCAAAATCCACCATACTTTTCACTGTCTTTATGGAATATAGCAGGATCGGCATAGTTACCATAGTACTTTTCATCACCACTTAATGATTTTATCATTTCTCTATGATATTTAATAATTTTACCTGGTTGATAATATTCTCTATAACAGATATGAATTCCTTTACTTTTTACCCCATAATTTTTATAAATAACCGATGGGGATAAGTAACAAAACCAAAGTATACATGTGGGCGCGGATTCTCCATGATCCATCGATCTATATTTAATACCATCTTTTTGTATTACTTCTAATAATTTTAATACCAAAGGTCTTGTATCTTTGTCATTAAATTCTATGATAGATTGGGCACTTACATAGTGAATTGCTCCGCCGACAATTCCCCATTTTCCCCAATAAAATCTATCAATCCATGATTGATCTTTACGTAGATATGCTCTTTTTAATTCATCACTAACAGCGGGATTATCTGCCGTAGCCGCGCTAAACCAAGCAGCATGTTTATAATAGTAACAACCACTATAATCTCCAATCCTTTCCTCTCGTTCCATCGGACCGCAGAAATCTGTAACTCGAGAAGATTCAGGATGAAACATTCTATAAATCCAATGTAAAGTTATATCGGGATTAAAAAGTAACATATTATAACAAGGTGGTTCTGGTCTTCCCGAAAACTTATTTTTAGAGAATAAATCTTTATTTAGAAATTCTGGGATCTCAGCCATATCCCATCTATTAATACGAGCATCAAGTGTTTGATATATATTTTCTGAAATCTCTTCTGCCTGATCTGTAATTACCGAATTAAATTCCTTGCCGCGGAGATCACCTTCCGAATAATCATCAAGATGCATCCAAAATACTTCAGAACCATTAATTAGTCTAAGTTCCCCATCTCTATCATTACGCCGGCCCCCATAGGCATCGTTATACAATTCTGTAGGACAACATTTAAAGAATGTAGACATAGTGGATTGTGATAATTCTTTTGCACTATATCTACTAATTCCAATACGATATCTCGGGAAAGTACTAAGTAACAAGATGGCTTTATTACTTGCTCCGAAGGATTTTCCATTACCGTATCCCCCATTAAAGTTTTGATTTCTTTTATTACAATAAGTAAATTCCTCTTGTATTTTATTAACAAACCGAATTATAATATCTGTAGAGATTTCCATTTAATACACTTTCTATGGTTGAAATTATGTGCAGATACTACTTGCTTCTTCAAGTCCCTTAGGGGAGCTAGTTTGATT